GAGAACGAGTTCCTGGGCAACCGGCAGGACATGTTGCGGCTGGTTGAGTTCATTAGGGACCGCGTCTCCACGTTCTTGGATTTGCCGCCGATCCGCCTGCGTTTCAAGCCCTTCAAGATGGCGGATGACATGCCACGTACCCAGCTACTCATGCAGATGAGTCAAGCGGGTCTTGTGTCGCGCCGCACGATGTTGCAGTCCATGGACTTCGACTACGCGACAGAACTCGAGATCATCCACAGCGAAATGCAGGACATCCAGAAGACCCAGCGACAACAGGCCATCGCGCAGGCGGAGACGCAGGGTGAGGCCATGCTCGCCAGCACTAAGTACCAGATCGAAGCTCAGCAGGCGCAGCAACAAGCGGCCGCAGAGATGCAGGCCGCCCAGCCGCCTCCTCCGGGCCCCGAGGGCGCCCCTCAAGGAGCTCCAGGGCAACCTGGCGAACCTGCACCGCAGGAGCAACCGCCAGAGCAGGCACCAGGCCAAGAAGCATCTCCGACCGGCTCCCCCATGGTCGATTTATTCGCCCAGGCCAAGACGATCAGCAGCCAGCTAAAAAAGATGGATGAGGTTGAGCGGTACCAGGCTCTGGCCCGCATCAAGGCCCAGAATCCGGACCTTTACATGCTGGTCAACCAGGCCGTGGCTGGGGGGAACGGAAAAGACCGCCCCCTCCAGCCACTGCCTGAGAAGCTACCGCCCCGAGCTGGTGCTGCTAGAGCTCAGATCTAGCGCCACCAACATGACGGACTGGTTACCGCATCTCTGACACTTCCCTTCCTGATAGTGTGAGGACGTGCGGTCATAGTGGCGGACGCAGCTAGGGCACGCCCAAATTGCGGTCCAATGTTCAAAGTGCCGGCAATCCCGGCAGTTTACGGGACGGGTGCACCACCCGCCCTTTAGTTCACACGAGATCCTCATCTACTTCTCCGGGTCGAGAGCTTCCTCAACCGCCTCATCGAATTCCGACAGAGATGACAGGCAGCAGAAGACCGGATTGTACCCGATGAGTGCGCGGATCTTGTTCATGGTAGACTCCTCCGGGAGAGCGGATAAAGTTGGATAGATAGGGGCTCTCCATCATTCTTATACCCGTACGAAGACCCAAACTTGCCAGGAGGCCAGATGTCAGTTCTAGACCCAGAGAGAGTCATGCGGACTCTCGAAGACCGGGTGGCGGACAAGATCAAATCGTTCTTCCCGTTGAAAGGAAAGAAGCAGACATTGATCGTTCGGGACGTGTACACCGGTAAGGATGTCGACGTTGACGACATTCATGAGCAGAAGCGCGCCAGACTCCGAGGTAAAACCTGGTCGACCGGTGTGTACGGGAACATCGACCTGGTCGACAACGCCACCGGCAAGGTGGTGGATAGCGCCGATGGCATCAAGTTGTTGAGCCTACCTAAGATTACGCGTCGCTACAGCTACATCATCGAGGGCAGCGAATACCAGGCCGACAACCAGTGGCGCCTGAAGTCTGGCGTTTACGCCCGCGAGAAAGCCAACGGGGAACTGGAGACTCAGTTCAACTTGGCCAAAGGGCGCGGGTTCCGTATGGGCTTTGAGCCGCCCAAGCGCCGGTTCCAGATCTCATACGGTACCGCCAATATCCCGTTGCTACCGGTTCTTCAGGCGTTGGGTGTCCCGGACGAGCAGATCCGAAAGTCCTGGGGAGATCAGGTGTACGCTGCGGCGGTGGCCCAGAAAGGTAAGGGGCAGCTCGTAAAGCTGGCCCGAGCGCTAGAGCCCTACAAACCCGTGGAGACAGACTCTGACGCAATCCCGATCATTCGGGAGGCGTACAACGCGAGTGTTCTGAGTCCCGACACTACCGCCATCACACTGGGAAAGCCGTTCGACAAGGTGACGGGCGACGCGCTTCTATCATCGGCTAATAAGTTGTTGGGCATCAGCCGAGGTGAGCAGGAGGTCGATAATCGCGACTCCCTGCGGTTCAAGGAGCTGTGGTCGATCGAGGACCACCTACCGGAGCGCATCCAGAACTCCTCCAAGCGGATCCGATTCAAGATGATGAACAATCTGGACCGCAAGGACCAGGTGCGGCAGATCGTCACCAACGACGTGTTCAACGTGCCGATCAAGGCGTTCTTCACCAGCACGTCGCTGTCTCAGCAGACCAGCCAGGTCAACCCGATCGACATGATCGGCGGCTTCCTGCGCACCACCATCATGGGTCCGGGCGGCATCTCGAACGAGAACGCGGTCGGCATGGACGCCAAGATGATCGACGCCAGCTTCCTGGGATTCGTGGACCCCGTCCACACCCCTGAGGGCGAGAAATCGGGTGTGACGGGGCACTTGTCTCTTGGTGTGTCCAAACGTGGCGTAGAGCCTACCATTCGGGTGTGGGACACCGCGGCAAGGCAGTATGCCGACAAGACTCCCGCCGAGCTGGCCCGCAAGAACGTTGCCTTCTCCGACCAGTACGACTTCGAGAAGGGAAAGGATCCGACTCCGCGGGGCAAATTCTCTACGGTGATCCCGGCCAACGGGAGCGACCCCATCATGGTCGATCCTAAAGAAGTGGGCTTCATCCTGCAGTCGCCCAAGAGCATGTTTTCGATGACGGCCAATTTGGTTCCGTTCTTGGCGTCCGACCAGGCCAACCGTGCCGGGATGGCGACCCGCCACATGGAGCAGGCTATTTCGCTAAAGTACCGAGAAGAGCCCCTCATCCAGGCGGTCAGTGGAAACCCCCAGGAACGCTACGGCACGTGGGAGAAGGTGATGGGATCCCTGAATTCCCACGCCGCACCTGTGTCTGGAAAGGTTGAGTCGATCACAGAGGACTCGATCACGTTGGTGGATTCCGCGAAGAAGCGGCATCTTGTGCAACTGTACGACAACTTCCCGCTCAACGACGCCAAGGCCTTCATCTCCAGCACCCCGACCGTCAAGGTGGGGGACACTGTCGAGAAGGGTCAGTTGGTGGCCGACACCAACTTCACCAAGGGTGGGGCGCTCTCGATGGGCGTGAATCTCCGTATCGGCTTCCTACCCTACAAAGGGTTGGTGTTCGAGGACGGTATCGTGATCAGCGAGACCGGATCCAAGAAGCTGACCAGCGAGCACCTCCACAAGTCCCGCGCCTACCTGGACAAGGAGATGTACCTGGGGCTCAAGAAGTTCCGCGCCAACTACCCGGGTGTCGTGACGGACGAGAACGCCAAGAAGCTGGATGAGGACGGTGTCATCAAGAAGGGGGAGATCGTTAACCCCGGCGACACCATCATGACGATCCTGCAGAAGTCGGACCCGTCCACCGAACAGCTCATGCTCAAGGGCATCCACAAGGCTCTGGTGCGTCCGTGGAAGAACAAGTCCGTCACCTGGGACAAGCCTTACTCAGGCGTCGTGACGGAGGTGGTGCGCAACGGCAAGGAAGTGCAGGCCTTCATCAAGACCGAAGAGCCCGCCGATATCGGCGATAAACTTTCTGGGCGCCACGGCAACAAAGGTGTCATCACGGCCGTGATCCCGGACGAGGAGATGCCGAGGGACAAGGACGGCAATCCTCTCGAGATCATCGTGAACCCCTCGGGCGTTCCGGGCCGCATCAACTTGGGTCAGGTGCTGGAGACCAGCCTCGCCAAGGTGGCGGACAAGAAGGGCGAACCATACGCGGTCGATAACTTCCAGCCCGTTGACGGCAAGAAGATCATTCAGGTCAGGGGTCACTGGCGTACCGTCAAGAAGGAGACGGGCGAGGTGACGCGCACATGGGTGGATCCGCATGAACGCGAGGTCGGCTACCACGAGCTCGTCAAGAAGGAGCTCCAGGCCAACAAGGTCAGTGAAACAGAGGAGCTGTTTGACGGCGTGACCGGTAAGAGCCTTGGACAGGTTCTGGTCGGCAAACAGTACATCATCAAGCTGATGCACCAGATCGACAAGAAGTTGTCGGCCCGGTCGCACGGCTACGGCAACGAGTACGACCAGAACCTCCAGCCCAAGGGCGGCGGTAAGGCGGGTGCGCAGCGATTCGGCGAGCTCGGCTACTACGCCATGCTGGCGCACGGATCCGTCCACAACCTCCGCGAGGCCGCCACCTACAAGGGCGACAAACAACAGGATGAGGTGTGGACGGCGCTGCAGGCGGGTGAACCCCTGCCCACTCCGAAGCCGTCGTTCGCCTACGAGAAGTTCTTGGCCTACCTAAACGCGGTGGGCGTGAACGTCGACAAGGAGGGCAACGAACTGATTGTCCGCCCCTTCACGGACCCTCAGATCCTGGCACAGTCCAACGGTGAGTTGACCGACGCCTCCAAGGTGGTGCGCGGTAAGGACCTGAAGCCCGAGAAGGGTGGCCTGTTTGATGAGGAGGTCACTGGAGGTCCCGGAGGTAAAAACTGGTCTCACATCAAGTTGGCGGGCAGAATCCCCAATCCGCTGTTTGAGAAGGCGATCGTGTCCCTGATGGGTCTTCGTCAGGCAGATTATGACGCGGTAATATCCGGCGAAAAGGGTTACACCAAGGACGGAAGATTGGTTGCTGCGGACGACGCCGCTGTCAGCGGCCCTGCCGCAATTGTCGAGCAGCTGAAAAGGATCAAGGTTGATGCGGAACTAGAGAAGGCGCTGGAGGAGGTCAAGACCGCCAGAAGGACGGACCTCGACAGAGCCAACAAAAAGGTAAAGTACCTGCGGGCGTTGAAGAACACGGGCATGTCCGCCGACCTCGCGTATGCGCTCGGCAACCTGCCGGTCCTTCCCCCGGTGTTCAGGCCTGTCAGCGCCATGGAGGGTGGGGACCTGAACATCGATGGCGTGAACATGCTGTACCGCGACGTGGCGCTCATCAACGCCAAGTTGAAGGAGGCGGAGGGCGTGCTCCCGGACGAGGCTGTGGCAGTGCTGCGTAAAGATCTGTATGACGCCGTCGACGCGTTAATGGGGACACGCCCCGGCAGTGAAGAGGCCGTGATGGACGACGGCCAGCCCAAACCGCCGGGCATCCTCACGATCTTGTCGGGCAGATCCAGCCCCAAGAGCAGCTATTTCCATGACAAACTGATGGACCGGCCGCAGGACCTGTCCATGCGCTCCGTGATCGTACCGGACACTACTCTGAGCTTGGATGAGGTTGGGATTCCGCGTAAGGGGGCAATGAAGGTGTACCGCCCCTTCGTGGTGAGGGAGTTGGTGCGGATGGGTTACACGCCGCTCCAAGCTCGGGAAGAGGTGGAGAAGAAGACCGCGCTGGCCAACCGTGCTCTCGAAGTCGTGGTTTCCCAGCGACCCGTCCTCTTCAAGCGTGACCCTGTCTTGCACAAGTTCGGGATCATGGCGTTCCGCCCCCGGCTGCACGACGAGCTGGCCATCCACATCCACCCACTGGTCACTGGCGGCTTCAACGCCGACTTTGATGGCGATGCCATGGCGATCTTCGTGCCGGTCTCTAACGAGGCGGTTCAGGAAGCCTACAAGATGCTGCCGTCCAACAATCTCTACAACGCCGCGACCGGCAAGGTGATGTACCAGCCTTCCATGGAGAGCCAGCTTGGTCTCTACCTGCTCACGCAGTTCGGCAAGGAGACGGGCAAGAAGTACTCGTCCTCCAAGCAGCTGATGGACGACGTGAAGGACGGCAAAGCCCTCATGACCGATGTGGTGACGGTGGATGGCAAGAAGACTACCGCCGGAAGGTTGTCGTTCTACAACGTCCTACCGGATTCAGTGCGTGACGAGTCCTACCTGACGGACCCCGCACAGGTTATGGGTGACAAGAACCTGCAGAAAGTCATGAGAAAGGTAGCCACCAAGAATCCGGCGGAGTTCTCGACCGTTATCGACAAGATCAAAGACCTGGGATTTAACCACTCCTACGACATCGGCTTCTCCTTCGACCTGAACGACTTCGACACTCTGCGGGACGTGCGGGCCGAAGCCCTCAAGAAAGCCGACGCCGAGGTGTTGAAGATCCGAGCATCCAAGATGACGCCTGCTCAGCAAGAGGCTAAGATCGTGGACGCGTACACGCAGGCCACCAAAGACATGAGCGTGGAGGCCAAGAAGCTCTTGGGAGCTAAGGGCAACAAACTGTTCGCGATGAATCAGGCAGGCGTCAAACCCAGCTGGGCGCAGCTGCAGCAGATGGTCATGGCACCCATGCTGCTCCAGAACGCCAAGGGACGGACCATCCCGGTCCCTGTGACTCGGTCCTACGCAGAGGGGCTCGACACTTCTGGCTATTGGGTCGCCAGCTCGGGAGCCCGTAAGGGTCTGGTCGAGAAGGTGCTGCAAGTCCAGGAGCCGGGCGCACTGTCCAAGCAGATCGTCAACACGGTGGTGCCGTACGTCGTCACCAACCCGGACTGCGGCACCAAGAACGGCATCGCGCTGGACGTGGATGACTCGGATCTGGTGGACCGGTACGTCGCCAAGGACACGGCCCTAGAGAAGGGCGGGGTCATTCCAGCTGGCACCCTCATCACCCCCTCGGTGGTGGCGAACCTCAAGGCCAACAAGGTGTCCAGAATCGTTACCCGCTCGCCCATGAAGTGCGAGTCCGCCAAGGGGCTGTGTTCGAAATGCTACGGTCTATCGGATGGCGGCCAACCCCTGGCCATCGGCACCAACATCGGTGTGCTGGCTGGCCAGGCTATCGGTGAACGCGGTACGCAGTTGTCGATGAAGTCGTTCCATACCGGTGGTCTGGCTGGGTCAGGCAGCAGCGTGGTGGGCGGCTTGGAGCGTATCTCCGAGCTCCTGAAGATGCCGAAGATTCTGCCCAACATCGCCACCATTTCGAAGGCCAACGGCGACGTCACCAAGATTGAGAAGAGTCCGGTTGGTGGTTGGGACGTATCAGTCGGTAATGAGACCCACTACGTGCCAGCTACCCGCAGTCTCTTGGTTCAAAAGGGTGAGAAGGTCAAGAAGGGACAGCAGCTCTCTAGTGGATCGATTGACCCGCGCGAACTGCTCGAACAGACCAACATGGACACGGTGCAGCGCTACATCTCGGACGAGATCCACAAGGTCTACGCCGCTGAAGGTATCAAGCGCCGCAACGTCGAGGTCGTGACCAAGGCGTTGACCAACCTGGGGCAGGTGGAAGATGCGGGTGATAGCGACCAGTTCATCCGAGGAGACTTTATTTCACTGAACCACGCCCAAGCCCTTAACCGGGAGAAGCAGTACAAGAACCCAATCGTCGTTTCTCCAGTTCTTCGTGGAGCGGAGACTTTGGCCCTCGATCAGTCTGATGACTGGATGGCGCGTCTGCAGTATCGTAAGCTCAAGGAGACGTTGACCCGCGCCGCCAACGAAAACTGGAAGTCCAACATCCACGGGGTACACCCGACTCCCGCTATCGCGTATGGAGCGGAGTTTGGTCGCAACCTCACGGGCGAGGGCCCGTACTGATAGGGGGCACATGCGCATCGAAAGGGCAATAATCCAAGCGGTCAATGTCAGGGACTACTCCGTTGATGTCTTCACGGAGGACACCAGCAAGCCCTTGATTGGTGTGCCGATCATGACGCCTCTGAGCCATCCCGAGCACATGGGTGGCATCAACTTCCTACCGGAGGTGGGTTCCACCTGCTACGTGTGTTTCCCAGACGCAGACACCTACTTCGTCATGGGGTTTGTTGTGTCGGGCGGTCTGGTGGATCCGCAAGTAAGCCCCGGGCCCACATACATCGGCGGTAGAGATCCCTTGGAGCCGGGGGATGTCTGCCTCGCCACCGTTGATGGAAATCAGGTTGTTGTCCGCCGGGGCGGTATCGTGCAGATTGGCTCAAACGGTCTGTGCCAGCGCCTCTACGTTCCGGGCCAGAACGTGATCCGCGACTACTTTCAACGGTACCACGCCATCTCGCCTCTCGGTGAAATCGACTGGGGGCACGCGCAAATTGTCTCAGGTGACGACCTGACCAACGGCACCACTCCCGTGATGGTTCGGTACAACATCAAGCGGCGCATCCAAGAGGATGTTAAAGAGGCGCCCTACACGTTTGAAGTCCGGTTCGGAATCCTGAACAGCACCACCATCGACTCCACAAAACTCGATAAGGCGCACCTCTTCGCCAATCCCGATCTCAAGACCAAGGACGGCACAGGATTATCGAGTGATACGGAGGGAACGCTCAGCTTCACGATCTACGACCACACCGTCAAGAACAAGGTCGTGTACGCCATGCAGTTGAGCAAGGACGGCGACGTGTTCATGATCTCAGACGGTCACGTTCACATGGAGTTCGCGAAGACGCTGTATGTATACGCTGGCGAGCACATCACCCTAGAGACCGCTAGCGGGAGTAATGTACGGATCCGAGTTGGGACCAACGACGAGATTAAATTGGGATCCGACGACGCCAGTAACCCCGCGGTCCTGGGGAATGAGTTGAAAGCTATGCTGGGATCTCTGTTGAACTACATCGTGGCACACACCCACGCAGCGCCAGGAACCTCCGTTCCCCTGAACATCGCTGCCTTTGAAGCTCTGCGAGCTAATTTCTTGACTCCTGGTGCCGTCCTAATCCATTCCGACACCGTAAAGATTCGAAACTGATCGTAGGTGGATAGATGACTGAGACTGAACTCAAGGCAGCACTGCTATCGGCCTACCGAACCTACAACGGTAAGGATGAACAGTCCGTCCGCCAGGCGCTGTTCAGTATGTTCCGCTCCATGAGCGCGGGTCTGTTTGATGACATGCCTGACGGAGAAGTGGTGGGCGGCGTGACCACCGATGCGGAGAGAACGCGGCTACAACAGAAACTTCGGTACGACCAGTTCTCCCTCACCCGGGAGGTCGCAGAAGCCTTTATTGACGAAGTCACGGAAGGCGCGTTCATCAACCTGGTCCGCAAAGTAGCGGGTCTCGACTCCACAGTCGTCACCTGCACCATGCTGGTGAACGTCGGCAACATCTCGATCTCTACCGAGAACGTCGACGGTATCGCCACGCCCGCCGCATGGGTACAGCAAAACTACGCCGCCAAGTCGGTCGTCACCCACACCGTAAACAACAAACTCCAAACCTGGTACGCGGTCCGCACCACCAGCACGGTTCCTGGGTCCGCCCCTACCCCCGCGCAAGAGGAGGCCGGCAAGTCAGCGGATTGGGTGTCCCATGAGGTCAAGGCAATCCCCCGGACCGTCCGCTTCAAGTTGACGGGAACGCCCGCGCTGAACGACCAGATCCGCCTGACGATTGGAAACCAGACCTACACCTACACGTACGCGGCGACGGACTCATCAGTCAACGACTTGGCCGCGGGTGTGACGGCTTTGGCGGTGGCGGACCCCAACTTCACGGTCACCAATTCGACCGACGCGCTGAAGGGCCTGAACGCAGGGTTTGCGTCCGGTGTGTGGCAGACCGCCCTCACGTCGATGGGTATCTTGGCGTGGTCGAACGCGCAGGCCTACCCCATCAACTCGGTCGTCTTCCATAACGGACAGATCTGGACCAACAACCAGCAGACCGTCGCGGGTGAGGAGCCGGGCGTATCGAACAAGTGGATCCTGTCATCGTATGGTGTGGCGGGCGGTGATCTGGCCGGCAGCTACCCCAACCCCACCCTAGCCGTCATCACGGCCGCCACCACCAAGGGGACGGCCGACAAGACTCCGACCATCACGATCGATACGAAAGGCCGGGTCACCACACTGACGGAACAGTCGATCTCAATCACGCCGTCTCAAGCGGGCCTCGGTAACGTCGACAACGTTCAGCAGATCCCCATGTCCTACTTGGACACGGACGGCACATTAGCGGCTAATAGCGACACCAAGGTGGCGACCCAAAAGGCCACCAAGACGTACGCCGACACCAAGATCCCGAAGTCACTGGCCACCCAGGCTGACCAATCCCTCTACTCCACCGCCGCCAACACGTGGGCCGCGTTCCCGTTTACGCTGCAGTGGCGCAACTTCGTCAGCACCACCAAGGCGGCGTGGGACGAGACCAACGGCATCCTAAAGTCCTTTGCCTTTCAGGTGGACACCGCACCCGCGGTCGCCCAGACCACCGGCATCGGTAAGTTGATCTGGAACGACACGTACGGCGCGATCGAGACGTTGCTGAAGGGCGGGAACGCAGACCTGTTGGTTGGACAGCAACTCTTCACGCGCGTCCGTAACGCACAGGGTGTCCAGATCACTAAGGGCCAGGCCGTATATCTGTTCGGAGCAACCGGGGTTCACAGTGAGGTCAAACTCGCCAACGCCAACTCCGAGACCACGGCGGCACGTACCCTCGGCATCGTGGTGGAGACGATCAACAACAACAACGAAGGATTCGTCATTACCAATGGAATCCTTCGGAACGTCAACACCGATCACCTAACTGAGGGGGCACTGGTGTGGCTGGATACGGTGGATGGGCAGACCACTTCCACCAGGCCTACTGCCCCTAACCACGGCGTATTTCTTGGTATGTGCGTCCGCAAGCACCAGAACGTGGGCGTGCTGTACGTGACGGTAGTGAACGGACTGGAACTAAAGGAGCTGCACGACGTCCTGATCAACGGGATTGACGCCGGCCACATCTTGATCTGGAACAACACCACCAAGGTGTGGGAAAACAAGGCGCAGTCAAACTTGTCGCTCACGTCCTCTCAGGTTGGTCTCGGCAACGTCACCAATGTGGCGCAACTCCCCCTCTCGTACCTCAGTACTGATGGAACGTTGGGCGACAACTCCGACACCAAAGTACCGTCCCAAAAGGCTGTCAAAACTTACGTCGATACGGCGGTAACGGGTCTGCTGGATTTCAAGGGTTCGACCGATTGCTCAGGCAACCCCAACTACCCAGCCGCCAGTAAGGGCGACGCCTATATCGTCAGCGTGGCCGGAAAGATTGGCGGTGCGGCAGGCGTGTCGGTGGACATCGGTGACGTGTACCTGGCGACCGCCGACAATGCGGGAGGAACGCAGGCGGCTATAGGTGCCTCTTGGGCGGTCTTGGAGCACAATCTGGTTGGCGCTCTATTAGCAGCTAATAATCTCTCCGATCTGACCAACACGACAACTGCACGTGCGAATCTGGGCCTCGGCAACGTCGATAACGTGCAGCAACTGCCGATGTCGTATCTGGATACTGACGGGGCGTTGACCGCCAACCTAGACACCAAGGTGGCGAGTCAGAAGGCCACCAAAACGTACGCAGACACCAAGATCGCCAAAACCGGCGGCACAATGACCGGGAACTTGCTGGTGAGCGGCGCGAAAATCGGTGTCGGCACAGCATCTCCGGGCGTCGGCATCCATGTGGCCGGAACAACCACAACCGACATCATTCGATCGGACATCGGCTACGACGTCAATCCAGTGCTCGCCCCAACAACACTGTCTGGCGTCGTGCTGGCTGTTGCTGGCAATGTGGACATCGGAAACCACCGATACTACGTGACGTTTGTCACCGCTCTGGGAGAAACCCAGTTCTACTTTGGCCCTGGTAACGTGGGTGTGTCGCTGACGACTTCTGCCGGCAATCAACAAGTTCGCTTGACGATCCCTGTATCAAGTGATTATCGCGTCACAAGTCGACGGGTCTATCGCTCAAAGGTTGGTGGCAATTATTGGGACGCCTACTTGGTAGCGACGATTGCCGACAACGTGACAACCACCTACGACGACAACATTGCCGATTCTGCACTCGGCGCAACAACTCAATTTTTTCGCGAAAACACGACGGCCAAATATTTCACACAAAATGGGATCGGGTTCCTGTTGGCATCCAACCAGAACACCGCCTTTGGCGTCGACACATTGAGTAACATCTACAACAACACGATTCTTGGAGCCGAAAACACTGTGTTTGGAAACAGTGCTGGCAAATCCATAACATCCGGAACCAAGAACGTGATCATTGGTCACAAAACTGGCCAATCTGTATCAACAGCAGCAGATACCATTCTGATTGGGCACAGTGCTGCTTTTAATGGCAACCCCAATACCAGTATCTTTATGGGCCGAAACGTCGGCTACGCGAGTACGGCATCGGGTAACGTGTTTGTAGGTAACTACTCTGGTTCCAACAATACAACAGGCGGAAACAACACCTACCTAGGCAACAACACTGGCACAGCAACTACGACCGGCGGAAACAATACTTGCATCGGCGTGTATGCCGGGAACAATCTCAATACCGGCAGCTACAACATCATCATCGGCAACTGGATCCTGTCTCCCGCTGCGAACAGCGTCGGCATCCTAAACATCGGCAACACGATCTTTGGCACCGGCATGTTTTCTGGTTGGCCCCCATCGGCCACGCCAACAAACGGCTCGATCGCTATTGGCATCCAGACCCCGCTCGCTCGTTTGCACCTGCCCGGTGGAACAGCGACTGCGAGCACAGCGCCGCTCAAGTTTACGTCTGGCACGCTGATGACGAGCCCAGAGGCAGGGGCAATCGAGTACGACGGAACCAATCTTTATTACACCGCTAGCACCACAAGAGAAACGCTGAACAACAAGGTGTCCAAAGCTGGCGACACGATGACCGGCAACTTGGTGCTGTCCAACAACTCGACTCTCGCGTTCACCCAAGGAGCGATCTACAACCTCACGCGAGGCATGCCTGGTGTGGTCGGGGACACCGTCGAGATCGGCAACATCACCAACACCAACTTCGCCGCCAACTGTGAATTGTGGTTCAACATCCACATCGGCGGATACGCGCAGTCCAAGCGATATTTCTTCCCGCTGTCCTACAATGCCACAAACAATGTGTGGCAAAAGCTGTTGCCCATCTCCTCCACAGGTGCTTACTCGGGCGAGGATGCAGACGTCGAGATCAACGTATCTCTGTCTACGGCGTACCTGCGGATCCGTAGAACTTCAGTCGTGTCCTACCCCGTCACTGGGGCGGCTATTGACCTGATCCTGCTGATCAACGGGTCGTCCACCACCTTCACGGCCACTACAGGAACTGGTACAGGTGCGGCTGCGCCCACGGCGATCTACGCAGTGAAGGCTGAGGGCTTCTTGTCCGACTTTGTCGGTGTTGGTCTGACGTCGGTTCCGGCCACCAACCGCGCCAACATCATGTCGAATGTGTTGGTGACGGATCTCGGGTCCTACTCACTCAGCAGCTGGAACGGCACGGGGTTCAGAGTCCCGATCTACTCTTGCGTGACCACCACGAATGGAGGCAACACTCCTGTGGTGTCGCAACCCGCCTTGGTGCTGGGCCGTCAGGGAGTTGGCGGGCAGGCATACGGAAACTTTGCAGAGTTCAAGATCCGCCGGTGGGAGGCCAGCGGTGTCGCTGCACGTACGGGCTTAGATATCGCGTTAACGCACGGCAACGGCGATGCCGCCGGTACCAACATCATGACCCTGATATCCAGCGGCAACGTTGGTATCGGTCAGTTAACCCCCACTGCTGCACTTCATCTCAAAGCCGGTACAGCCACGGTGAGTACCGCTCCTCTCAAATTCACGAGCGGCACGCTGCTCACGACCCCAGAAGCGGGTGCCGTTGAGTTCCTGACCGACAAGGCGTACCTGACCATCACGACAGGCGCGGCGCGAAAGGAACTTACCCTCAACGATACGGCGCTGACGTCTGGTCAGGCGCCGTCCATCACGACCAACGGGCGTCTCACTAATAGCAACAAATACGACATCTACGCGACCAGCACCACCAACGGAACCGCCAACAGCGCCGTGAACCTGACCATCGCGACCCTACCCAACAACGGGGACCTGCGGTTTGTCCGCATCACTGTCAAGGCGAAGTCCGCGGCGGCGCCGCCTGACGTGTTTGGTCGGACGCTCGACGCAATGTGGGGCAACGCTATGGGCACGTTGAGTCAGGTGGGGGCCGATAGTCTCGGCACCGCCATTACGATGGGAAACTTGGCCGCCGCCACCATCGCCACGTCGGCAAGCGGAACAACTCTCAGGGTAACCTGTACGGACGTAACGGGGTGCGGTGCCACCGTGACGTGGGAAGTTTTTGGAGAATACTACTAGGAGGATCTGATGGAAGTATCGATCGTCATTAAGCTGCCCGACGGATCGACCAAGACGGTCGACCTCATCAACGTCAACATCAGCACCTCATGGGGTAACGGGCATCTGGCGATGCCTCACGATCCCGGCGCCTCGCCGGTGTTGGTCGGAACCCTCAATCTCAGCGGGACCATCAAGGACACCTCCGTCCTAGGATCCATCTGATCTGACCACCTGTTTCAACGCCGCCTGGCGACTGATAAGATGACGCGAGGGCGTGATCTCTATTACGAGGTAATATGATGCAGCTGGTCCGTAAAATCGAGGGTCCGAAGTTCGAGAAGGTGGCGGCCAAGTTCTTGCTGAGCGAGAACCCGTCGACCTACGCGAGTGAGCTGCTGGCCCACCTGTACAAGCAGCACCCCTACCTGGGCCAATACCAGGTCAACCTCTCGATTGAGGGCCAAGACGACAGCCTCGGCTACATGTACGGGCTCTTTACGGTGCAGCCCGCAACTGAAGAGCAGACCCCCATGTCCCCGGGAATGATGAGCCAGGCTGGGCAGGCCAAGCCCGTAGTCCTCCGCATCCCCGTCATCGTCGACAATAAGAAGGCCCACTCCTTCGACGTGTTCATCTCGCCTGGTGGCGCGTTCATGCCGCTGAGTGAGACACGTGTTGCTGCTGCGCTGTTTCAGGCCAGCCCCTACGGAAAGGCCGAGGTGTCGGAGCAAAAGCTCACGGCCGACGATCAGATGCAGGACTACCGTACGGACGCGGGCCCCGGTACTGAGATGGGCCGCGCCTTCTACATGAGCAAGATGTCCAGCGTGCTCGACAAGATGGCGTCACACATCGACCAAGACGTTGCACAGAACTACCTGGAGCAGCTTTCACGGGATCACCACCTGGTGTCCGCCATCAAACTGAACCCCCAGTTTGCTGACGCGGTCCTCAAGATCGACCAGGCCTCGATGCAAAAGACCGCTGCGGCGGAAGGACAGGATTGGGACATCGACGTGGCCGTCTACAGCAAGGCGCCGGGCGGTTACGACGTCCTGTGTGGGTCCTATGACGGGCAGGTCCACCTCACCAAGATCAGCAACGCAAAGGCGGAGTCCCTGCCACTCGATGTTCGACAGACAGTTTTGAACAAGGGTGCGGACATGGTGGTGGCCCACGACCACCAGCCCCTCGAAGAGGTGGAGAAGACGGCTTCGCTCAGACACGCCGATGAAACCGGTGTCTACTCGGTCATGAACAAGGCGGGTTCCGCGCAGAGAGCCGTAGTGATCAAAGAGGTGATGCGGCTCAACGGGGAGCTATCTGATGGTGTGCTGGTGATCGGGCCAGCCGGAACTTCTCTTCAGGAGAAGGTTGCGGGGGTCAGGTGCGGGGACGTCGACCTAGCGTCGATCAATGGGGCGACTCCTCGTGGGGAGGGTGTGTTCGTGACGTCCAAGGGCGTGATCGAGCCCATCAAGATCGCCAGCATCATCACGCAGCGGGATGATGTTACCTACCTGTATGAGCACCCGTTCTACGGGATGGGGCAGCTTAAACTGGCGAATGTCCGGTACCCCGTGCACATCAGCGGGAACGACTACCTGTTTCCCAAGGATGCGAAGTTCGTCCCCACCACCCCGGGGCTCGGCTACGCGGACGACCTGACGACTGTCGACAAGGTGGCGAGTCGGCGGGACCTGATCAATCAGGTTCAGCTCCTGTCCGATGGGTCGGAGTTCACGTTCCGTGGCTCCCCTATGGGAGCCCACAAGATTGAGAATGTCAAAGAGGCGCAGGCACTTTTGACACTTGGCCTTCTGGGTGACTCCGCCGTGTCTGCGATGGACAAGCTGGCCAAGGCCAAGAAAAAGGGCGCGGTCATGTTCGTGGCGGCGAGGCACTACGGAAAGTCGGACAAAGTCAAGAAGGCGTCGGCCGAGCCGGTTGACGTGAGCGGGATTCGCGTGGATCTTACCAAGGAGGCGGCCGCTCTGTCGGGGTCCGACACGGTGGATTCGGTCCTGTCACTCAACTTCATTACCCCGGAGAACATCCAGGGGTACATTGACTGCCTGCCCGAGTACGAGACTGCGGTGCGTAAGTTGGCCGAATTGTTGATCGGTGTCCGCCTCGGTCTGGCGGACGTGCCAGAGTCGGCGGTATCGTCGGCTCTCCAGGGCATGGAGCGCGCGATCATCGGCCTGAAGAAACTGCAGATCAGGGTGGGGCTGGAGAATCGTGCGTGAACCATCAGCCACATGAGTACTGGCTCAAGTACATGCTCCTGTTTTCGGGAGCGACCTTGGACCAGATCGTGGCGACGGCTCAGCTCTACCAGATGGTGCCTCCTACTCTTGCGTATCTGCGGGCACTGAGGGACCAGCTAGAAGAAACGAAGCCGTCCCCATTCCGCATGACCAGCGGCGCGACGCGTGCGTGGGTCAGGCGTCAGCGCGTCATGTCGATGGTTAACAACGACCCCGCGGCCGTGGAGGCGCGGACTCTATTATCCGATAATAAACTTCGTCCGATCCTAGAAACCTTGTTGATGACGGACATCGACCTCAACAAGATGGTGACGCACATCCACAACATCACTGGCCGCGCCGTTTCCAAAGAAGTGGTCGACAAGTACCGGCACTACTTCTGGAACCGCGACATCATGTCGATGGCGGATTGGTCCGCATACCTGGAGGACTATCCGGGCGGCAAAGATCTGATGTCCTGTCGGAAGCAGGGCGAGGAGTTCGCGCTGTGGAAGTTGGGGCACCGTGTCGAGCTGTCCAAGCAAGAGATCCTACAGACCATCATGCACGAGTCAGCCATGCGGTTTGTAGAACTCAACAGCTTCCACAACGGTATGAAGACCGCGATGGCGGCCAAGTTTTGGGCCGACAATGTATTCAGATCAGTCGAGGCGCTTGACCGGACCGGAGATTCTGTCAAACAGGTGGTCGACAATCTTCGAGAGGTCGCCATCAAGCTGGGCAGGCGAGACATCTCGAGCGTGGAGCACGTCCGCAAACAACCGAAGGATAAGTCATGACAACAGCAGATTTTATGAAGGCGTTCGAGTCGGCAGCCGAGCAGTTCAATTCTGGGGCCATCATCATGGCGCCACCGCCACAGTTCGTGTTGTCGTCCACGAAGATTGACGGAGTTCGATCAGAGTACTGCTTGGGGGACTCTCACATCAAGTACCACTTCTGGCCAGACCCTGCGTTTCCGGAGAACTTCCAGGAAAGGCTTGCGTCGGCGTTCAAGCCCTTCCCTCCCAATACCGTCGTGATTGAGTACGTTCCAGAGGTCGATAGCTGGTACACTCACGTGCAGGATCTGCCGCTCGGGGCCAGTCCCGAGTTGGCGGAACAGCTTCTTAAAAAGGCGTCTGCGGCGGTTCGGGATGGCAGATAAGAAAGAACTACCGTACCTAAAGCAGGTGGCCCTCGCAGCGCCGGCTTTTGGTGCTAAGTCCTTGCTGGCAGATCTGCCGAAAGGGACAATTGAGCAGGCGGTAGAGAGGAAGTTATCGGGAGCCCCTGAGTCCTTTGGAAGTCTCCTCCGGCAGGGCGGTCTGGGGCGCGGCGGTGGCCGAGCCCTCGGCAGCGCCATGGGCATCCTGACCGCGCCGTTCTATCTCAAGGGTATCCAGCTGGCTGGATCAAAAGATCCGACCGAGCGCAAAAAGGGAATCGGGCTGATCGCCGGTAGCGGCGCTGTAGCGGTGGGCCAGAAGGGGTTGCTGGAAGGCTATAGGGTGGGGCGAATTGAAGGACTCAACCCAGCTATGGCGGCCGGAAAAGGCGCTAAGCTGGGGCTATTCCGCGCCGTCTACAAGCTACCCATCACGCTGGCCATGGCCGCGAGTCTGGTGAAGGCCCACAAGGATAAGGACCCCTCCGTCTACAAGAAGTACGTCCAACCGGCTCTGGTGGGCGGTGCTATCGGTGGCCTAAGTAGAACGGCTGAGAATGTATTCGAATCGGGGGCTCCCAAGAACCTGAAGGCCTTGGGGGGCGCCCTTCGAAGGTCTGGGCCAGCCGCGGCTGGTGGTGTTGCGGGCGGCTTGCTGGGTGGTTTGGTTCTGGCGGGCGCGGTCGATATCGCAAACAAGTTCATGAGTCGCCACAAGGAAAAGAACTCCAGCGCCGCCTTCGACGACGTGCTGATGGCGTTGCCTCCCACCGAGAGGGCGCGGGTTGTGCAGCTTCTAGAAGATCGACTTAGTCGGATGAGGTAGTGTCGAATGAGCCTGCTGCGCTTTATGGAAAAGCACGCTCAGACCCCGCCTCCCGCACCGCAGGAGCGCGGGAACGACGTCGCGACTATGAGGCCAGAATTCAAACCGCTACCGCACCAAGTATCGGCGATTGAAAAATTATTCGATAATAAGGGTCGCATGATCCTGGCCCACCAGATGGGGTCCGGAAAGACCGTTACATCAATCTACGGTTTCGAGAAAATGAGGCAGGCCGGTAAGGCTCAGAAAGCCCTCGTGGTAGTGCCGGCCGGTCTACGCGAAAACTTTGCCCGCAGCGGTGTTGAGAAGTTTACCACCTCTTCGCTGCAAGTCGTCGGTTCCTCAGAAGAGAAGAACCGGCTCAAGGACTACGTCCGTCCGGACGAGATCCGCCCTGACAAGACCTACACGATCGTATCGTACGAGCAGCTGCGCCGGGACCCTGTCGGCATGATGCAGCGTACCGGCGCCGACACCATCATCGCGGACGAGTTCCACAAGACCCGCAACGACCAGTCCCAGATCTACCGGTCCATGATGCAGGCTCGGCAGTTTGCCACCAACTTCATCGGGATCACGGGGTCGTTGATCAACAACGAGCCCGGTGAGATCGCCAAACTTCTAAACCTATCCGAGGGCGGGCCGCCGGTCTCTCCCAGGGACTTCGTGAGCCGTTACACCCGTACCATCGGCACGACTGAGGGGTTTGGTGGCGGAAAGAAGCGGGTGATCGGGATCAACAACCCGGAAGAATTTGCTCTCAAGGTCGTGCCGCGCGTAGATTACTTTGAGACCGGTGACATCCCGGGCGCCGCCATGCCCCGCAAGGACGTCAAGAATGTGTATGTTCCGATGTCAAAGGAACAGTACCACCTGTACCAGCTGGCCCTCAACAAACTGGGCCCAGTCCAGGAGTACGTTACTCGTCGGGATCCCAACATCACGCTGAAGGAAGCGGATAGGCTGTTTACGCAGCTGACCCAAGCACGCCAGATCAGCAACTCTGTGGCCATGGGCCGTAAGGACGTATCTATCGAGCAATCGGCAGAGAGGACTCCCAAGGTCCACAAGGTCTTGCAAGATACGGTTCAGCACCTGCAGGATAAGCCCGACAACTCGGTAGTCCTGTACAGTAACCTGATCCGAGGCGGTGTTGACGTATTGTCCGCGGGACTCAAGAAAGCGGGGATTCCGCACGCCCTCTTCATCGGAGCAGGCACTGAAGTGGGGGACGGTAAGGTCACCAACGTGAGCCGCTCTCAAGGCGTGGAAGACTTCAAGGCCGGTAAGGTCAAGGTGATCGTGCTGTCCGGTGCGGGGGCTGAGGGTCTAGATCTCAAAAACGCCACCGCCTTCTATTCGCTCGACGGGCACTTCAATCCTGAGCGAATCATGCAAGCAGAGGCCCGCGCCCGCCGCCTAGGTGGCCAAGCGCAGCGACCTCCGGAACAGCGGGTAGTTGATGTGCGCCGATACCAATCGGTCGTACCGTCCTCTGAGCAGCCGGGCGTGTTTGGCAAGATGCTGGGTAAGAAGACCCCCCAGACTACCGACGAGTGGGCCTACAATGTGGCGGGCCGGAAGTTCAGAACCTCCAGGCAGTTCTACGACGTCCTGCACAAGCCCCACAAGTATGTCCGCAAAGAGTACTACACTCGGAGAGACGGAACCCGCGCGGTGCGGTATCTTTACGCGCAGCAAGTAAACCAACCTCGCGGTCTGTTTGCTAAGCTGTTCGGGCCCAGAGAGCCTAAAGCTCCACCACCAGTTACCTTTTGAGGACCGGTATGCCGTTTACGTCTGAGAAACAGCGCCGGTTCATGTTCGCGGAGCACCCCAGAATCGCTAAGCGCTGGGCTCACGAGAACCCAGAAGGTGATGAGGGTTTGCCAACGTACGCACATGGTGAGTCCACTAGCCCCGCTCTAAAGAAGAAGTGGGATCGCGTCAAACAGAAACTCAAAGGACAGTCGGAGGACAAGATGAAGTACAACGAGAAAGGTGTGGCGATGCCCGGTAAGGTTAATCCCTACGCCAAGAAGGAGAAGAAGGCCAGCCTAAAGGAGCAGCTTCTCCACAAGCTCATGAAGAAGAAGGATGCCGCGAAGGAGAAGAAGGCCGGCGTAAATCTCCGCGACCTCATCAAATCGGCGCAATCGATGGGCCCTCAGAATGTGCGTCCCTCGAAAGACGCGGCGGTCAGCTGCATGACCTGCAAGTACTTCACACCGCTGTCAGGTAACCGATCGGGGCCCGGTATGTGCAACGTAGGTTCACGCCCGGTGCCCGTGAAGGGGACCGATGTGAGCGACGACTACCAGTCGAAGATGGGCTAATGCCCCGTCGCAGGAGCCAGGCATGTTTAACAACAAAGGTAAGGCCAAGCTGTTGGCCCGGTTCGCCAAGGAGAAGAAGGCCGACGGCATGATGTCGGAGGTCGAGGACGAGGGCGAAGCGATGGAGTCGGAGGGCGGCGGCATGGATGCCCCAGGCATGCTGTGCCAGTTGCTGGGCACGCTGTTGGCCATGCGTCAGAACTACCATTCGAGTCATTGGCAGATCAGCGGTCCGACCTTCTACGGGGACCATCTTCTGTTTGAGAAGCTGTACGGGTCGGTGAGCGAAGATATCGACACGTTGGCGGAGAAGATGGTGGCGAAGTACGGTTCTCAGATGGTGAGCGCGGTCAAGTTGAGCCACATCCAGGCTCAGGTGGTCTCCGATCTAGCGCAGCAGCCGGACCCATACCACAGGGGTTTGGAATCTGAGAAGGCCTTGCAGGCGTTGACCAAGAATGTGTACCACGGGCTCAAGGAGTCGGGACAGCTGTCTCTCGGAATGGACGACTTCTTGATGGCCATGGCCAACACACACGAGACCAACGAGTACCTGCTGGGGCAGCGCGTGGCTGGTGGGCCTTCGATGGGGCCGATGGCACACAAGGCAATGTAGCGGATTGGGGTCGTGATGGTGGATTTGAGCGAGCAGGTCAAGAAGGCAGCCGCCGAACTCCGGGTGAAGTCCCTCAAGGACATCCAGGTGGAAACGGCTAAGACGTGGGCTGGCCGAGCCTGCGTGGCCTCAGGCCTTGGACTGAAGCAAGACGCCATCGAGTATGCTCACGAGGCCATCGAACACGCGGCCCTGTCCGGCAAAGAACGGCTCCTGACGGACATTCGCGCGTCTCTGCAGGCGTGCGGGGTAGAGGTTTAGTGGGTGACATGCACCAGTACGTTCGGAAGGAGTTGAATCCTCCGGGGCTGGTCAAGTCGGTGGAGGAGGGTAGGTCATGCAGGTCCTGCTCGTTCTTTTTGATGCGGATGGCGGACCCACAGGGCGCCGGGTCCTGCTCGGCGGTTAATGTGGAAGTTCCGGTTAGGGAAGACTTCGTGTGTTCCCTGCACCACGGAGGAGATGATGAATGACGCCACACGCAGCAGGTTGATTGAGAAACTGGCCAAAGTCGATAAGACCGAGATGGGGGCAGGGCTCGCCTTGGGCGGGTTGGCTCCCTTGGCTCTCTCAAGAAACAGGTTCCTGAACACCGACCTGCCCGGGACCAGGCTGACCCGTGAACAACTTCGCGGGCAAGTCCGTAGAGGCGACATCCTGCTGACCGGGAAACCGGCAAGCATGTCCAGCAAGATTGACCGCGCGATCGCCCTGTCATCCGGAACACCCAACGCCTACCACGCCGCCCAGATCGCCGGAATTAACGAGCACTCTGGGAATATCTTTGTTCACGACCACGGCCCTTCAGGGACACAGTTGAGCCGAGAGCTTGACGAGACCAAGAACGTCATCACTGTCCTGCGCCCCAAGAACCCAGAGATTGGGGAACGAGCCATCGCCAACATGGAGGCGCGTGGAAAGTTGACTGGCAAGATCTATGAAGGGCTTCGTGAACGCGGCGTGCCAGAGGATGTGCTCGGCAAGAACCTGAAGAGTTTCTACTCTCCCTACAAGCCTGCGGCCAAACAACTGATCGCGGGCATCCCGGGAGGCGCCAAGGCCACGGAAGAGTCTCTGGCAATCAAGCTGGACGCTCTCAAGAAGATGGAGGTCGACCTGCCCAAGATCCTGGACGACACCGCCCAACACCTGAAGGTGCACGGAAAGCTCCCCGAGGGCACCCCGCTCAAGACCTTGAACGACATCTGCACGACTGCGCTGGCGTCCGCGGGGGCTCCCGTCGGTAAGGGAACGAACGTCTCCGAGGCCATGGGCGTCGACTTTCTGCGTGCTGCCGGCCCTGGTGCCGATAAGGCTTATGACGTTGTTGGGCACTACATCCCTGAATACCAGGCCACGGCAGGAAAGTGGGCCACGCGGTTCAGTAAGGCCCTTCACCCTACCGTGATGGCCGCCGCAGGTATTGGCGCCGGTATCATCGGCACTAAGGTGGTGAAAAGCTTAGTCCAGCAGCCCAAGATCAAGTCGACTTTGGATAACTTCAAAGAAAAGTTGGACGCCAAGGGCACAAACCTCCCCAAGGCCCCGAAGATGCCGAGCATCCCTAAGGCGCCGCGCATGCCGTCGCTCACATGATTGTGACGGACCACCTCTGAAAGGTTAGGCGGCATCCCGGTAGGATCGTCTGTGCGATGGTCTTGACGGCGGTCTTCTCCGGCTGCGTCAACGGCCACCGTATATGCAGCACTATCGAGGAGCCTTGATCCTCGTAGCGATCCAGTGTATTGCCGATCGCTCGGGACAACGTTTCCACGATCTCGGAGTACCGCGTGTTCAAGGTCCACCCCCGTCAGTCCAAGGGATCCCACAGGACGTCCTTGGAATTGTTTCCGTCTGAGTTCACGTCCCATATGATGCGGATGCCGCACGAGGGGGTGCTGGCCCCATTCTCGTTTACGGGTCGTGAATACCTAGTCCCCATCTACGACACCCCGCACCCGCGCACGCTGTTGATGTTCGCCCGCCAGTCCGAGAAGTCAACGACTCTCGGCAACAAGATCCTGGCACTGTCGTGCCTGCGCCACCACTTCAAGTCCCTGTTTGTGAGCCCGTCTCAACAGCAGACCGAGGTATTCAGTCGTGACAAACTGTCGTCCCCGCTCAACCTGTCGGAAGACCTGCGCACGTTCTTGGACAAGAACGCCAACAACGTGCTGTTCAAGCGGTTCATCACCGACTCCAGCGTGACGTTGAGGTACGCGTTCCTGCACGCCGACCGTACCCGTGGTATCCCGGCAGACGCACTGTTCCTGGACGAGATCCAGGACATCCTGACGGACGTGATCCCGATCATCGAGGAGTGCATGTCGCACTCCCCCTACCAGCTTATGACGTACTCCGGCACCCCCAAATCACTCGATAATACGATCGCCTACTACTGGAACACCTTCTCGACCCAGAATGAATGGATGATCCCGTGCGACCGATGCGGTGGGGCGGACTATCGGCATTGGGACGTGATCGGCTACGACAATATCGGCCCAAACGGATTGATCTGCAGTAGGTGTAAACGGGATATCGACCCACGTCATCCCGAAGCACAGTGGGTATCGCAGCGTTCGGCGCGTTGGCTGCAGACGCCAGACGGGATTCCGTTTGAGGGATATCGAATCCCGCAGATTCTGACCAACTGGGTGAACTGGCCCAAGATCTTGGACAAGAAGAGCCGGTACGGAAAGGCACAGTTCTACAACGAGGTGTTGGCGCTACCGTATGACTCCGGCGACAAACCCATCAAACGGGAGACGCTGGCGGAACAGTGCGGCAGTATCTCGTTCGCGGACTCCGTCAACTTCGCGGGTAGGTCCACCCTGTACATGGGGATCGACTGGGGCGGCACCACCAACGCGGGTGGAGGCGAGGAGGGGAGCGTCAGGAAGTCCGCACCCGCCAGCAGCTACACCGTGGTGTCGATCGGTGGCTACCTGGGCGGTAAGTTTCAGTACATCTACTTCAAGCGGTTTGAGGGTGAGGAAGCGGTCATGGACAACATGCTGCCCGTCATCATCCAGCTGGTTGACCGATACAAGATCTCGATCATCGGGACCGACTATGGTGGTGGCCTCCATCCTAATGATCGTCTGATCCGACAGTTTGGTATCCGCCGGGTAGCCCGCTACCAATACGTCAACACCCGCAAGATCTACTTCAACAAGGACCTGCACCACTGGATGGTCAACCGGACCGAGGCGCTCATGGCCCTCATCAACGCCATCAACCGTAAGGACGAGATCCGGTTCCCCACATTTGGTGACTGGGAGTTCCCTTTCGCGCAGGACCTGCTGTCAGTCTTCACCGAGTACAACAGCTCCAACACCCAGATGATCATCACGAAGGCACCGGGTTCCTCCGACGACACCATGCACTCCATGATGTACTGCTGGCTGGCCAGTATGATCGAACACCCACGGCCAGACATCCTGGCGGCTGACCGATCCCCCTAGTCCATTACTCGGTAATGTCGAGACGGGCTTTCAACTCCGGACGAGCCGGTGCTACCATGCTGTAGGTTGCGAGAGGTTTACCGTGGACCTAGAACAGTACCTGCTTTCAAAATCTGCTTGCGGCGCTGACTGCGGTTGCGGGTGCAGCGGGAAAGTCGATCCCGACACCCTGAAGATGTACGGCCAAAAGGCCGCCACGCAGTTTGTGGGTGAGCGCGTCCCCATGAACGACTCGATCGTTCAGATGGCCAAAGAGGCCAACCTCAACCACGAGCAGGTTAAGCGTGTCGTTGAGCACGCCAACAACCTGGCCTTCTCTCAGATGTTCAAAGCCGGGTTCTCTCAAAACATCACGTTCCCGATGGCCGACACCTCAGTGGTCATGCAGAATCTGGAGGCGCCCATGCAGGTCAAGCAGGCCAGTGTCGAGATCGTGAGAGGCGAGCGGTATGTTCCGGGCCAAGAGCGAACCTCATTGGAAGCTGCTTTCGGGTACAACGCCGTCACCCGCGCCATCGAGAAGGTGGCGTCCCCCAAGGTCGACCGACCCGTGATGGTGCGGCAATACTTGGACAAGGTCGGGCAGGTTCGTCAGGCGCAATCCGACATGGAGATCTTGGCCGACTCATTTGAGCTGAAGCTGGTCGAGCTGGACCGACTGGTAAAGACGGCAGCGGCCGAAGGGTTCTCCGCGGAAGTTATTGGGTCTTGTGTGGACTCCGCGAAGCCTTCTGAGCTGATGCGGGGATTTCTGTCGGAGCGGTACGGTGCCAGGGTTCACATGGACTCAATCACCAAACTGGCGCAGATGGGGATGGAGGTGGCTCCAAACCCGATTACCGACACAGTCGGTATCCTGCAGGGCATGCAGGAGCAGCTCTTCCAGTTGAGGGACTCCGTAGAGGCCGCGATGGCCTCAGTTGCACAGATGCTGTCCGTTATGCAGCAACCGATGCAGCCGAACCCTACGGCGGAACTGTTCTCCACCAAGCAGGCTCCCATGCCGGCCCAGCCCGCACCCATGCCCGTGGCACCGGACCAGCAGATGCCGGCCCCACCCATGTCGCCTCTGGAAACCTACTAGGAGCCCCCGATGTCCACGCTAGTTAAAATGGCGTCGGCACCCGCGCTTCACCCCGACATCAGACGGGCCGTGGAGACTTCGCGGGACGCGTGGAACCGCGAAGGACACGCCAAGACTGCCAACGTGGTGGCCAAGGTGCTGGCGGCTCCGTTCAAGGCGGTGGGGCGCGGCGTAAAGAATGTTCTGTTTGGGCGTGTCGCTAAGTCTGGACCGTTTCGAGGAGCCCGGATGGTAGCGGTGAAGGGCGAGAAGGCCTGGACGCCAATTGACCGCCGAGCCTTCCTCGGCATCAAATCCGGTAGGGTCCCTGGCGAGGCCATGGTCGTCCAGAAAGATGGCAACACAATCTACCTAATGAGAAACTTCCAAGAGGGCGGCCTGGTTGGTGCGGCCAAGCGCAATCCACTCAAGGCTGTTGCTGTTGGCGGTGGCGGGTACCTGGTGGCCACCAGCCCAACCGCTCGCGGTATGGTTACGGGTCTGATCCCCAAGATGCCGGAGAACCCCGTCAGCGAAGAAGTCGCGGCACAGTTTGCAACCCCGTCAGCAGCACCAGTTGGCTTGGCAAAGGCCGACTGGAAGCCTACTGTCACAACCATCGTCCCCAAGAGAGTGTAGGAGTCGTCGATGAGCCGTTTCAGCGAAGCAGTCAAGCTTGCCAGTCGTAGGTCAGGTGGACGGTCGTGGGAGCATGACCCCGGCACCCCCAGGAACGTCTCTAGAAGTGAGAACCTGGCGGCGTCCCTTGAGAGCAAGTGGGGAAAGGCGGCTCCGCACGGATCTGGCCAGGCGTTCGATGCCCTTACAGAAAAGGTTGTCGAGGGCCCCAAGGGTCTGGCAAGGTTGAAACAAATCCTGACCAGTCCGGCAGCCAAGAAGTTCGGTCTGTTTGGTGTCGGGGCCCTGGGTATCGCGGGCGGTTTGGCGGCTGCGGACGCCATCCGCGATTCCATGAGCCACCGAGTCGGCAAAGACAAGGCCTTCAAGAACATGATCAAGGAGAACCCCTCGCTGGCCAAAGAGAACCCGGCCCACGTCAAGAAGGTGTTCAACACCCTCTACACCTTCAACAAGGACATGGCGAAGGACCCGTTGGTGGCAGGGTCGTTTGCTCGAAGGTCGATGCAGTTCAAGGAAGAGGGCATCCAGCCGATGGACGTCAAGACCTTGACCGAGATCCAAAAGAACATGCGCGACGCCAAGGGCCGGGACTCCCTCGCGAAGGGCGTGATCGGCGACCTCGGGACGATCGGCGGGCTGTCTAGGTTTGCTGGTTAGGGGGGATTGATGTTGGCAGGGCGGCGAGAGAGAATCCTCCACAAGCTGGCGCAGATGGTCGGAGCCCCTAAGCCTCCGACCAACCCTGCGGGTGCCCCGCAACTTGTGCCCCCTCCGATGGGCACGAATCCGTTGACGGCCACCAGCATGACTCCCAAGCCCAACCAGGCCCCCGCCATCCCGGCAGGCGGTGCTGCCACACCAATGCAGACCCCGTTCAATACGCCAAGACCTCTCAACACCCCCGCCGTCCAAATGACCAAGGCAACGTACTAGTGAGGGCGCCCGAATGCTAAAGCTCATCACACTGCCGGGCGTAAGTGACGCAGGGGACATCCTGGTACAGGCCATCGTCCCGGATGCCCCGTTGGTGAAGACGGCGTCCGCGGCGCTACACCCGGATATCCAGAAGTACCTCAATGACCTAAAGTCCAGACCCGAGAAGCTGTACGTGCTGGTCAACGCGCTGGGTGCGGGCGAGTGGTACGGCAGCAACATCAACGGCGATTACTTTGAGGAACGGGAACTCAACACTCCGCAGGGCTCAGAGTTTGGGTTCCGCACGTTCTTGGACTCGGGTGTCTACCGACATCACGTCAACAAGGACATCAAGAAGTCGTTCGGTAAGGTGATGGTGTCGGTCTACAACCCCATCATGCACCGGGTTGAACTGGTCATTGAGGTTGACCGTGCAAAGGCAGCTCAAGAGGGCCACGGAGATCTGGTCGACCAACTGGACGCCGGTAAGAACCCCGCCGTCTCGATGGGCTGTCGGGTAGCGTTCGACGTCTGCAGTATCTGCGGCAACAAGAGCAAGACCCGCAACGACTACTGCCTGCACGCCAAGACCATGATGAACCAGGTCTTGCCGGACGGTAGGAAAGTCTACGTCCTGAACCCCAACCCCAAATTCTTCGACATCTCATTTGTGCTGATTGGCGCGGATCGCACCAGCTACGCCATGGCTAAGGTGGCGTCGGTGTATGGCGTATCACACGGTAATACTCTGTCGGCGGAGCTGGCGGAAGAGTATGGGATGCGTGA